GCTCGACCGTTTTTTTGTGTGCGTCGATCTGCCCAACGAGTTTTTCTATCAGTTTCATAGCAATGTTCCAGGTGAAGTGTGGTCAGCGGCGGGCGCGTTCGCCTGCTGCGATGATGCGGGCGGCAAGTTCTTTCACGGACAGATTGTTGCGTGCATCGCCGGTCGATTGGGTGGGGTTAAGGCCCATGCGGATGTAGCGGCCCTCAACCGCTCGGGCGGCGGTATCGAGTGTTCCCGCATTCAGTGCCGCGAGTGCCTCAACCGCCGTCACATCGGTATCGAACGCCAAGGCACAAGCCTGATTGACTTGTCCAGACTCGATACCAGCGGCGAGAATTTCAGCAGCACGAGCACGCTCCACTGCGATCGCCTGCTTGATGCGCGCCGTGTCGGTCGGCGCCACTGCGGAAAGTGTCGGCGTAGCTGCGCGTGGTGCCGATGCCGGACTGGTTGCGGTCTTGCGCGTCAGCTTCGCCGCTACGGCATGAAGCTTGCCCGGTGCCGTCTTTGCTGCTTCCGTAACGCGACCCGGCAAACCCAGCAAGTGCGCATACGACAATGCCGCACCGGCGCGAGCAGTCGGCGTTTTTGCAGTTAAGGAGTCCTTACCGGACGCATTGCCAATGGAATCAATTTTCATTTTTATCCTTGTTTTCGGGTTATGCGGCGTCCGTCAGCACGGTGTGAGATTTACGCCAGTTGAAAACGTCGCCCTTTGGGTAGCGAATGGTACGACCGAGACGGCAGAAGGGGATGCCGAGCCGATGTGTTGCGCGATCGTTCGCAAGGGTCTGTGAAGCAAGCCGCAGATAAGCCGCAGCTTCATCCTCGGTGAGCAGAGCGCTATCGGGCAAAGTCTCGATGTGCGCGAGGATTTCATGCAGTGGGGGCAACATATTTGCGACTCCGTTTTATTTCTTGATGGACCTCAATGAATCGCGAGGTATTGAGGACGATTACACAGGAGTTTTAGTGCGACACACAGGAAAGATAGCGGGAGGTCGCTATTTAGGAAATGTATTGGCTTCAAAGGGGTAATTTGCGGGCCACTTGCGCCGGTCCGGATTTCAAATCTAGGTGGCTTGAAACTCGACATATGGTTGTGGGTGCCAGGTGGCAGACTGCGAAAATTGACGGCTGTTCGGATCGAACCAAAGCCGAAGGATGCCTTCGTAACCGGTGGCGCGCTGCTTGTGGCAGTACAGACGCGAATCCTCTTCGGTCGGGTCTGCGGCCTCGCCGGAAAACTCCTTGCGTTTATTGCGCCACACGGTGAACACGTTGTCCGCGAGGTCGGTGATCGCCCCGGTCCCTTTCACGTCTAGCTTGCCAGGCGCGCGGTCCTCGCTTTCACCCTTGCGGGCGTGGGCAACGAGGTGAACATGCACGCCGAATTCATTTTTGAAGTCGCACAGACGGTCGGCGAAAGCTTTCTGCCCCTTGTAGTCATCTTCATCAATTCCGCATTTCATGAGACTGTCAACGATGAAATGCGTTACGCGGTAACGCTTGGCCGCGTACTTGAATGCTTCGATCAGCCGATCTTGTTGGACGCTGCCCACATGGTTGTAAAGCCAGATTCCGCCGGTCAGCCAATCATGCGCGGCGCGGACAAAGCCCTCTGTCGGTCGGGTTGTCGCGCAAGCCTGCGAAGCAAGACGGTAGAGCACCATCGTTGGCTTCATTTCGCCGGAGAACAGACACGCCCGCTCGCCCTGTTTAACCAAGTGCAGCAGCACATGACCGAGCACGTCACTTTTACCGTGAGAATTTATGCCGGTCCAGATGGACAACTCAGCAGAGCGAAGCCGAACTTTGTCGCGCCAGGCGGGCCACGGGAGTTCGACGCCGGCCGTATCGAGGTGGCCATCGGCGAACATGGCGACAACCTCGTCGACGTAGGAGTTCGGGGTGCGCAAATCCTCAGGTTCGATCTGCGCCGCTGCCCCGAGCGCCTCGCCGATTTCCTCGATCGTTACCCCTTGCTGCAAGGCTTCGTTGGCATCCTTGAGACGAAACTTGACGATGCGGCAGCGATCCAGGCCCAGGCGCGCGGCAACCTCGCGCGCACCTTTCTGACCGGCATCATCGTTATCGAACCACAGGAAGATTTCCTGAAAGCGTTCGAGGCGATCAAAGTCGCTGTCAATCCACTGGTGGTTGCCGGCGCCCTGATTGACCGACAGCGCTGCGATTCCGTATTCGAACAAACTCATCGCATCGAGTTCGCCCTCAGTGATCAGGACGCTTTTCGAATCGTCGGGGATCAGGTTCCAGCCGAACAAGCAAGGCTCAGCATCCGCGGCCTGCCAGGTCTTTTTCTTGCCATTAGCGTCACGAGCAAGCTTCAGGTGTTTGGTGTTGATCAGTTCACCGTCCCGCAGGAAAGGGAAAATGATCGCATCATCGTCCGGTGTGGCGCGAACCTTGAATGCCTCGATTGTCTCGGGTGTCAGCTTCCGTTCGTTCGTCAGGTATGCCAGCACACGACCGCTGGCCTTTGCCGTTTCGGGCTTGACCGGGCGAACATAGGCGCGTTTCAGCGGCGCCATCAACTTCGGTGCGGAAATGCCCAGGTATGCGCTTGCGTCTGTGAACGCATCCTTCAAGCTTAGCGTGCGCGTTGCGGCCCACAAATCGATCAGATCGCCGCCCTTGCCGCCCGCAAAGTCTTTCCATGTGCCGGCCTTGTTTCCGGCGATGCGGACCTTCAGCGAGGCTCCTGGCTCGCCGTCGACACTTCCGGCGACCCACTCAGGACCCGCGCGCTTCCCATTCGGCAAAAGCATTCCGGCGACGGCTTCGGCCTCTTGAGCCAGGCGCTGCGAAATTTCATTCCAGTTCACAGTGGGCTCCTAGTTCGCAAAACGTGCGTTTGGTGGTGAGGTGCGATTGCCTTGGACTTTACGCAGGCCAGCCCAATCACTGCGGATCGCGGTCATCAGAGCTGCGTCCCAATCGATATACGCGTACCCCTTGGCCTTACATGCGAGACAGAAATTCTCCAGGTGTTCGTCGAGTCGACCGAAACCGTTTTTTTTCGCCCACTCGCGGACGCTGTCCGAGACGGAAAAGTTTTCCGGCAATGCGGTTTTTTTTGCCTTCACAGATTTCCGTGGCGAGGCCTTGCGTGTATCTATGACGGTTAATGATGGTTCAATGATGGTTAGGCTAGCACCGGTGCTAGGGGTAGACGTGCATGGGTGCCAGCCGTCTCGTGCATGGGTGCTAGCCCTGGCATGGGTGCTAGGGGTGGCATCTACGCTAGGCGTAGGGCTAGCATCGGTGCTAGGGGTGGCATGAGTGCCAGTCGTCAAAAGATCGAGGCGAAATCGATACTGTCTGCTCATGCCGGGTGCGCCACCAAACTGATTTCCGATGACTTCGATCAGACCGATGGCGATCATCTGGTGAACGATTCGGCGCGCTTGCCAATCGGACAAGCGGCACTTTTCTGCGATGGTATGGATTGACGGATGCAACGATTCGCCAGCATCGTTACAAAAATCGGCGAGCGCCAGGGCAACAAGCATTTCCGACCCACCGCGTGGGTAATGCTCCCATACTTGGGTCATTGCGCGAATCGACATTATTGCCCTCCCGGAGTGCGCTTGGGCGCCATAAATTCCGGGAATTCAGGCTCGCCGATATAGTGATAACGCGCCACGCGGTGCTGAAAGCCCTCCGGGGTCGTGCCGCGAGTCCATACCGTATGAATCTGATATCCCTCTTCGCGCAATTCCATCACGCGGGCCGCAGGATGCATCACATCGAATTCGCTGCGAGCCTCAAGCGTGCTAAGCGAGCCACGCATGCGCAAACCGATCAGAATTCGATCTCGTTGCGCGCGAAGGCAGGTATCTGTAAACTTTGGGGTAGGTGTTTTGCTTTGAGCCGCACTCTTCGGGGTGGCGGCTTTTTTTATTGTGCTTTGCATTGCCGCCCCCTTACGCGCGATACCCGGCGGGATCGGCGAACCAGCGGTGCAACTCGCAATTTGGGAACAAGCTGCATCGTTCAGTGATGCGGATGCGCTTCGGAAAACGACCCTGCAATTCAAGCTTGCGAGCAGTCTCGCGAGAGAACGGGACGAAGGGTTCGATTTGTGCCCAGCGCGATTGACCGTGAAACGGGAGTTTGTCGGCTGACGGTGCTGCTGCGTGCTGCTTTGCCATGGTACTTTCTCCGTGAGAAACGTTTGGAATCCATGGCAATAACTTTATTGGGCAACGTATCTGGATAACAGGAAAGAGAAGCGCTGCTTCCTAAATAGGAGCAGCGTCTTATTTTTCCGGTATAAGAGGCAATGCTCTATAGCCTCCGGCCAACAACTCCTTCGCCTTTTTCAACCAATTATCGATATTCTTGCTGCCCAGGTAATCCGGGCCGGAATTATCCACCGTCGAAAGCAGCGCCGAAGCCATTTCTGATCGATCAGCGCCCGAAGCATTGCCATCGATGACGCGCAAGTATTCAAGCCATTCGGCCGGCCGTGATCGAGACATCGGAACCAGGGTGATCAGTTTATTTTCCGATCTGGTTACACGCTGCTTCTTGAGCCATGCCTTTATGTCTCTAAGCTGTGGCTCAAGCGGCAAAGTGAGATCAACGCCAACAAATTCAACCGTTGGATCATCGAATTCCGACTCGGTACCCGGAGTAAAGAATCCACCGGCAACTGCAATCCATCGGTGTGTCCGCTGATCATATGAGGCGTCGGGATCTGCAATTTGCATTAACCCCCACTTACGGCCGTAATAATTCGTCAATGGTGTTTCTGTCTTACGGTAGTCGCCACTATTGATCGCGCGGGTCGTAACGACGTGCTTGAACCGCTTGTCCATCAGAAATTCCGCCATCTCAGGGCTGGAAAGGTTCGGGTATCGATCGGCGTACTCCCCGATTCTTGACTTGAAGGTAATCCAATCCTCGATATAGTC